AATCCAAACTGCTGTGGATATAAATCAATCTCCTTTTTCATCTCCACGTTTTGCTTCTTTGATGATAAAGGTTATCGGTTCTGAACCCGCTCCCGTCACCTCTTGCCGCTCAACGTAACCGCGTGACTTGCCCTGCGTCTTCAGGAAGAAGATCATCGCAGTCGTGTCACCGTCCAGCGCCTTGCTGTATAACTTCGACTCCACGTTGTCAATCATCTTTTCGCGTGCTTCGCCCAGCTTCGCCTTGACCGTTGAATGTGAATTGATGTAGTTATACAAAGTCGTGCGACTAACATTCAGAGTACGCGCAACCATTGAGACGTTGCCCATCATCTCGTCAATTAGTCCTTTCACCTTGTCAACCGTCAATTTAGCCATTTTTTATAGTGTTCATTCTGTAAAATCAGAGCGGACGGGTCGGACTTGCACCGCCAGTTTCCTCATTGGATTGAGACGCGTTATCTATTTCGCCTCGCCCGCGTTTTGGATAAGGTTTGCGCAATGGTTCAATCTGTTTGCGCATTTCGTTATCAAGTGGCATCAAATACTTGTACTTTTCAGTAAGTTCTCTCGATTCACAAGATTTTCTTAAATTAGGATTCGTCTTGAAAGCTGTAAACATCGGGGTATCATTTCTCCATTGACCTCGCCAATAATATTGTTTTATTGCTGAAGAATTACCAACATACATCCAGTTCATAGCTTGATAAATAGACCCGTTATGCCCGACATTAGGGTCTGCGTAACTAACTAATAATCTCAAGTTTGGGCTTTGTAACTTCAATAGTTTTATAGCGATCGTGGCTATTCTGCTAACTGGCTCTTTATGCTTTGTTAAAGCAATTCTCGTCAATTCTGCACATTCTGTATGTGATAATCCATAAGCATCGCCTAAATAAGGCGTTATACTTTTTCCGAAAGTAATTGCTCCAATAAATGTTTCATCTTCCCACACGCCAATATATACTTGCCTTGATTTCGGCATACGTTTCGAATAATGCCAGTGCTCAACCGCATACTTTGCGGCTTCGTGGCTGCACCAATCAAGGTGTAAACTCATGCCCACACTCCGGACAAGTTACCTTTGCTTTTTCGTCGAGTCTGCCCTGCTCATCAATTCCAACTGGTTCAAAGTCAGGCGGTATAATTCCTTCTTTAGCACCTATTTCTGTGATAAGTTTCTGAATATTTTCATTGTCTGACTGTATGTCTCGAAACAGCTCATCCAACTTCTGCTTATCCGTTGCCGCCATTGCACCAATCGGGTCAAGTGTCGATAAAATCAAATCCTCTTCAGTTTCTTCCAAGTCCACATAAACCACCGGAATGGTCGTGTTGCCCTCACGCGCCGCAAGTTGACAGCGCAAGTGCCCGTCAATCAGGTTGCCCGTGCGCTTGTTGACAATAACCTGCTGCACCCACCCGACCTCTTCCAGCACGCCTTTTAGCGCGTCCTGTTGGCTTAACGGGTGAATCCGCCAGTTACGCGGATTGAACAGGATATTATCAAGCGGTTCTACACCGCTCCCGATTATGCGATTCTTGTACTCTGCCAAATCACCCTCGTCTTCTCGCACATTCGCCTGTACGTCCACAAACACTCACGCCCGCCGATGAAGTCAGTCACAAGGCTCACCGCTCCCGTTCATCGCGTCAAGGCGTGAAGTCAATTCGGCAACCTGCTTTTCCAGTTCCCGAATGCGATAAAGCCTTTGCACTTGAACATCAACTTTATATATTCCATTAGCTAACTCCCATAATCTCCAAGAATGTCTTTGAACGGGCGGCTAATTCCATAAGGTCTGAATACGATTTTTGCTTTGCGGTAAGCGCAAGGGATTGTTTTTGCATAAAACCATTGACGAAAACGCTAGTCGTTTTATTTGTTTTCATTAAATCCGTATACTCGATATTGCCGTCCTTCAAATAAGCGTTTAGATTAGCCTTATTCGGCTTGAATCCGGCAACTCCCACAACCCCACAACAACAAGTATCGTCCCCCATATTTCGCAACCTGTTTTCTCCCACATAAAAAGCAAGTCCGGCTTCTTTTGCGGCATTCTTGATTATCTCAAAATCTTTTCGCAATAAATCTACTGGATAACAATAATCGCCACCAACTTTTACAAAACCGTTATATTTCTTACTGCGTTTCATTCCTTCAATTTCTACGCCATAAACCCCAGCCTCTTTATACAAAGGCATATAAGAAGCCACTTCATCAGCAAGCCCCAGCGAATACGGCGATATTCTCACGATAAGCCTTTTTGTTACAGCGGCAAGTTTCGGCAACATTTCCAACCGCTCATTGAACGTAGGCGCACCTAATTCAAGCCGGTCGTATTTAGGCGACACCATTGATACTTGCGCAACCGCATTACACTCGCTCAACACTTCCAAATACTCCGGTTCAGTAATCAGCTTGCCTTTTGTTGAAAACACAAACGGGTATTGCGTTTCTGCTAAATATTTCAAACATTCTAAACTTTTTTTATGCAACTTCTCCGCAGGCTGAAAAGGGTCGCTCATGCCGCCCCAATGCAAAGGGATATCCCAGTCGCACCAGTTTGTTTCCGTTGTTCTTTTCCCCTCGACAAATCGTTTTAGTGACGCAAGACTTTCATCAAACTCGATTTTTGTAATATCTGTTTTCTTTTGCGCAAAACAATATGAGCAAGCGTGCGTACAGCCTTTATAAGTATCAAATCTTACAGGCAAGTCGCATAGCACTATTTGAGAGCCACATCTAGGCATTTTTCAGCACCTCTAAGAACAATGCGCAAGCCGTTTCCATGCCCACGCTTTTAACAAGTACTTTTATTTCTTCAATTATATCTCTTTTATCCGTTAGCGTTACTGAACCATACTCCGAATCGCCGTCTACAGCACCGCTAAAACTATCCACCAGCGTGTCAGGGTCGAATTGAAAACCGGATAATTTTTCCCCCATCTCCGCCATCATCGCTTGCACTCGCTCATCATCAGATTGTACGCTTGCCATCAATTCTTCTAACTTTGCCTTATCGCTTGCCGCCATCGCTCCCAAAGGGTCAAGCGTCAACAATACCAAACTTTCCTCATCAGGCGATAAATCGACATATTTCACAGGCACGGGCGTTTCGTCACCTTTGCGTAAGGCTAAGCTAATCCGCAAGTGACCGTCTACCAACGTTTCAACATTCTGGTCTGCTCCCCATTCTTCACCAGTCCGCTTATTCACGATAACATCTTGAACCCAGCCTACTTCATCAAGAACGCCGCCTAAACTTTCCTGCTGATTTTTGGGGTGTATTCTCCAGTTAGCCTCGTTTGCTAAGAACCATGATGCTGGTTTATTGTCATAGCCAACGATCCGGTTATTCCAGTCTGCTTTATTCTTACTCAAAATGCTTCTCCAATCCCATGTACTCCAGAATGAAGTTATAAGCCGTCAACCAGTCATAAGCAACTCTGCACAAATAACCCTCACTGCTCGCAAAGTCACCAAATTCCACCTGCTCCGGCGTTAGCTTGTTGCTGCCAAATTTCATTTCAACAAATAACCCGTGATAACCACCTCGCGGGTAGGGTGCGCATAAATCCCAGACGCCTTTTTTCAAGCCCTCACGCTTCATCTTATTCTTTTGCGCGGGGGTGGAATAAAACCCGTTTGGAATAGCGAATACCCACTTGCACTCGGGGTGCAACGCCAGTGCCTCGAATAATGCTACCTGCTCGTTATGTTCACTCATGTACCGCCTTTCCTGCAGCTGCGCCTTTGCGTATGCCTCGTTCAGCCTGCGTTGATTACTACTTCGATTCTTCATCACTTGTTTTGTAAGTGAAGATTATCGGCTGCACCTTATCCGTCATACTACGCAATAACCATAACGGGCGGATAAGCGGATATTCGTCCTTGATCCCCAGTGCGTATAACATCTTCAACCACCAATAACGGAGTTCGTAATATAGCCAACGGGGGTTCATGCCTGTTCCATTTCTGCTAAATATCGCTCTACCACTGGGCGTAACAAATCGCCTAACGCCTTCAAGCGTGTATACTCCGAATTGCGTAAGCGGGAGATAAGCGATAACAATGCGCCAGTCAGCGCGTCCTCTGTTTGCGGGTATTTCGCCGATTTTAATTTACTGGCGTTCCAACCCTCGTCAATGCACATCTCCAGTAGTTCAATGTCAGCGGGTTCGTTCGGGTCAGTGTTTCGATATATCGTCCAATCCAACGCCTGATAC